TCCGATCTAATACGTGTAAATCTCGCATTACCTAAGGACTGTGTCTGGTTGATGCTGGTGGCTCATAGTTTCGACGATAATTGACCCAGTATTACTACTATACTATATCTACGAGGAAACTCTGATATGGATAAAGGCGATGATTCTGATCTGGCTGCTAGCCGCGCTACAGATGGTGTAGCGGATTTGGCGGGTGGAGATGCTGTGTTTTGCAGCGTGTCTTTCAGTGAGAAACAGAAAGATGTTTATGGATTCCGTTTCTTTGATTTTCAAGGAGGTGATTGTGTTGGACAGTATTTGGTTTACGTGCCACTACGGCAATCGCGTAAGTTTGGTCGTGATTTTGTTCGTGGACGGCCAGTTTATGTTCTACCTTGTGGAGCAGAACCGGTTCGCCGGTACTTGCATGTGTTGGAGCCACATGTGGTCCGTCATGTGCAGGTTTCCAAGCAGGCCTCACGGCAGAGTAAATTTGTCAGTGTGTTGCGTGCGTTGGAGGCACGATACGCTGGAACCGAACATGAGGATCCAGTGTGCAAGGAGTTGACAAAGATGGAGCATGATTACCTGCGCAGGCATTCACGCCGAGTCTTGCGACAAGAACGGGGAAGCAATGAATCTCTGTTGTTGGCTGGGGTTGCCATTACTGGAGCCTTGGTTGGAGCAGCATTGCAGGCGGCATTTACCGCTATCTCTCCCTTCACTCCTGCTAGATATCGTGAGGGTGCTATGTGTGGAGAGCTGCTTGAGATTTTGAAATCCAAGATTAGCAGCGTTTTAGGGCGCGCTCAGGCACATTTGGTTGATTTGTTGTTGGTTTGTACGGGCGTATGGCTGGCATACAAGATTGGTGGTCTGGCTAGCTTGATGGTTTCTATGCCCTTTATATCTGAAAAGGTTGGGGTTGAGAGTGGAATCATTCAGGCGGATGAACCCAGCTGTCAGGAGGTTGTGCGAGGGGTTGTCTCTTTGATTGGCCTGCTGTTGTTTGGCAAGCTCGCTACATCCGAAAAAGGCGATCGGGTTTTCCGCAAGGCCAAGGATGTGTTCCAGTGCGTCGGCAGTTTGGATCGTGTATTCTGTACTGCTTCGGCAGCTGCGAGTTTCTTTAGTAATTTGTTTACGTCTTGGGGGGATGAGTTTGTTCCCACAGCTTTTTTTGAGCAACGGTATGATGTTGACAAGATTTATGGTGAGTTCAAGGACGCTTGCAATGTTGAAGGGCACGTGGCCATTCCCAAGGATTTTTTGCATGACCAGTATGCTGCACAGCGCTTTGTTGATGCCTATGAGGCTCTTAGTGATGTGGTTACAGCAGCAGAGAAGGTCCAGCATAAGTTTCAACAGAAACGTCATGATTTGCGTAATTACTATACTTTGTATAAAACGGCGCGCTGTGCCACCGGGAAAGTCACGGGTAGAGTTACCCCCTTTTGTGTTTACATGCATGGTCCACCAGGGACCTGTAAGTCCACTATTGCAGCGGACTTATGTCGGTATTTGTTTCCACATCATACGTATTATGTCCGGTCCAATCTTGATAATTATTGGTCAGGGTACAATGCAAAACGGGATCAGATGGTTGTGTTTGACGATTTTGAGCAAGTGCAGGTTCCCGGATGTGTAAGGGACTTGTTTGAGTTTATGAAGATTGCTACAAACAATCCAGTGCCGTTGAACATGCCTAGTGTGGATAATCCAGATTTGGGTTTGAAAGGGGAAACGTTTCGTTCGCCTTTTATTTTCTGTGCTAGTAACCTTGGTGAACCACAGTACCACGGGATTGCTAGTCCTGACGCCTTTCGAAGACGTCGGCACATAGTGGTTCAAACGATGTGGGGCGATGGTGCACCGGTGGATGAGCATGGACAGTTTGTTTATGGTCCGGGTGTTACCCCGATGCAGTTTGTACGATATCAGTTACAGGATACTTTTGACATGCGTAACATTGGGCGCCCGATGGATAAAGATGAACTTTTTAAAGTCATTGATGATAAATACATGGCACACATGGAGCGTGAGATTGGGCGTCTGAAGCTGTCTGAAGAGGGTGAGAACCAGTGTAAAACGGGTGAATGGGGCGACCCACTTTCCTGTCAGGTTGCGTGCAAATGTGTGCAAGATGCGCTTGCGCGTGTCCAAAAGATCCAAAAACTTGGGGTTGTTCGTCGAGTGTGGGCTATTAACGCATTACAGATAGAGTGCTTTTCAGCCCCGACCTGGCCCGAAGTTTTCACTGCTCAGGTGGCTTTGGCCATGATATCTGATACAGTGAAACAGCACTGGGACTTGCCTAAGGGTGATGGAACTGATGTTTTTTATTGTTCCAATATGTTACGTTGGAGTGCAGTGGCTGGTGTTGTTGGCAATATTTCAGTTGCTGCTTTGGCTATTCGCGGTGTGTTTAAGCTTGTTTCTAGTTTTTGTGATAAGACCGCAGCGGACTCCCAGAGCAATACTAATGAAAGTGCATGTGGTGCTCCTCGTGCTAAGGCCCGGCCCCGTGGGGTTTTCAAACCCTATCGTAAGGAGGCTGGTAAGAATGAGGCTGGTTTGAACCAGAATACAGATGCACAGCGCATTATGGCTAATATGGTACATGTCGTGGTGGCTGGTCAGAGTTCGCCCTCCACTTCGAGTGCCCAAGGGTTGGTGCTTCGGGGGCGAACTGTGATGGTGAATCAGCATTTGTTTGTGCCGCATGAAGGCCCATACGAGGTTACTGTGTATGGGCGGGCTTTGTCTACACATTCGAGTGAGTATGGCTCACAGACGTTTGTGCTTGATGAGTATGAGAAAGCATATGATGATCAGGGAGAACGGGTTGACCTGGCTTTTTTTAAATTGCCGGTCTCATTCCGGTGTTTTCCATCTATCCTGTCCTTGTTTGCCAAGGACCAGGATCATTGTGCTATGCAGAAGTATCCTGCGGTCACCCACATTGTGCGTGATGAGGAAGGCATGCCGATGTTATGGAATGGAAGGGCGCACATACAGAACTTTCAGTGGATGGGAACCTATGGGCTATCACATGATTTTGGCTATTGGACTGAACCGCATACCCAGGCAGGGGATTGCGGTACCCCGTTGTTGTCTCGCCGAGGGAAGATTGTTGGAGTTCTGGTTGGGACGACGCCCGGTCTACGCAGTGTGTATTTGCGTGTAGACCATGACTTTTTGGCAAGTTTTTGTGGTGATGAAATTAATTCGATTGATTTGTACCCCCCTTTTTTAAGTGAGACTTTTTCACATGTTAAGCATGTGGGTGGAGTCGTTGCGGGTAAGGGCACACCTTCAGAATACGTCAAGGTCCCCCTTGAGGATAAGGAGGACGTTTTTGTGGACGCCGTTGAGGTTTTTCCACCCAATTTGGTTGATGAGTCTTCCTTGGTTTCGTCTGTGTTGAAGTATGATGTCCCGCCAGTTTGTTTGGATCAGGCGTTGCTTGATCAAATTCGTGATGAGTTGATTGATGAGTTTGCTGATGCAGCCGAAAGTTTTGAGGTGTATACCAAGGAGGATGCTGAAGTTGGCCTGACCGTGGATGGCATGACCCTTATTGACGGGGTGGATGTGACCAAATCCACTGGCAATCCATATGTGTCTGAAGGTGTGACACGGACTGCGTGCTTGGCCCAAGAGCCAATGTATGAGAGTAGGTTTGACACACGGCACCGCCTAGCTAAGGCTGGCATTCGTTTTAAGGATTCGTGGTGGCGTGATTTTTTGAAGGATGAGTTGGTTAAAGAGAGTAAAGTTGAAACTCCCAGGGTGATTACCATCCCGCCCTTCGACCTGTATGTCATGATGCGCATGTATTATGAGTGGTTTAACGCCTGGCTGTTAGAACGACGGCTAGGTGTGAACAGTGCAGTTGGTATTTGTTGTGAGAGTGGTGAATGGCATTTGTTGGCCCGTCATTTGGGTGAGAATAGGCGGTTTATTTGTATTGATTTTAGTAATTTTGATGGTAGTATTCCTGCACAGATTATGCATTGTTTCTTTGATGTCGTGCATGCTTTGGCTGCACGTGGAGGAGCCAAGACTGAATCACTGAGTGTGATGAAAGTGGTGCAGGATGAGATTGTTTATACGCAACATTCCGCTAGGGGTCTTCGATATGTCACGCATTCAGGCAATCCCTCCGGAAACTACTTGACAGCTTCCATGAACACCGTGTGTAACATGATTGTGTGGCGGTATGCTGCTATGCGTTGTGGAATTCCACGTAGTGTGTCCTCAGCTTTCTATGGAGATGACGGCGTGCTGGGTTATGAGTCACGATGCTTCGATCCTGATGTCCTGATCCCTTTTTTCAGGCAGGAGATGGGCATGCGCCTTAAGTTTGAAGTGGAGCCTTTTTGCCCCTTGTCACGCGTGGTCTTCTTGAAGCGCCGGTTTTGTAAGAACCATGGATCTACTCAGAAGTATGTACCACAGATTGACAAGAGTACAATATACAAGATCCTGCACTATTATAGGCGGGGTGCGTGTGGCGAGAGGGTTGATCGGTTGCGGTGCGCTTTGTTGTTTGCTTGGTTCCATGGCCCGTTGTTTTTTCAGCAGGTCTGTGAGATGGTGCGCCCATATGGGTGCAGCTTGACCTGGGGTGAAGTTTCGGTTCTGTACGCCTCTAAGCGTATTTCTTCCGAGATTGAACGGGTGCTATGGGAGCGTTGAGTGGCCTAGTGCCGGGCCCCATTTAGTGCGGTCTCTTTTCAGCAGCATTCAGATGTCGGAGTGGTGGAGGTGCCTGGGACTGGTACCTACAAAGGTTTTATTGGAACGTCAGGCTCGTTTTCGTGGGATTATTCCTCCATTTTACGGAGGCCCACTTTTGTTGGTTCGTATGCGTGGACTTTGGATCATGATGCAACTAAATCGGTGTTTGAGTATCAGTTACCTCATCACCTGTTTGTTTCGCATTTGCAGAGTGTTCCCCTTCAAGCCAATCGTATGTATGCGGTTGATACTATTTTGAGATTTTCTATGAATGCATCGCCTATGCATCAAGGGCGTTTGGTTGTGTTTTTCCAGCCCCTTGTGTATGATGTGAGTATGTATAATCAGGCTAAGGCATATATGACCACGCTTAATCATGTGTGGCTTGATCCCAGTAAGAGTAGTGTCGTTGAGATGCGCATTCCATATAGGCATGTGCGTCCCTATTTGCGCCACCCGGGACCCAAGGAGACTCCTGGGATTGAGACTTCGATGGGTATGGTACGGTGCATGCAGTTTAATAAGTTACAGTGTCCTTCTGACGCTGTTAATCCAGTTAATGTTAGCGTTGTTGTTTCCTTTGAGAATGGACGTTGGATTGTTCCATATGATGTAGAGCAAGGTTTGAATCAAGGTAATACTATTGCTAAGGTAATTAATATTAGTGGCGCTAATAATAAATTGGATGTGAGAGATGCGTATAGCCAGAAGGCGGATAATGCGCTAGCACTCTCTGTTGATCCCTTGGGTATGCATACCCCAGGGTTGTCTGTTCCTTCTTTTGGGGTTTCTTTGAAGGGGATTAGTGGCCTTTCTTCGGCCCGGGGGGCGGTTTTTTGTGATCGTTTGACCTTGGATCCAAGTTCCATCAACCCCTTGACGCCAGATATCTCTGGCATTGATATAGATGAGATGTCGTACTCATATTTGATACCTCTGTTTTCCCTGGTTTCTACAGTTACTTGGGCGACCACGGATAAGACTAATCATGCTCTTTTGACAGGGTTTTTGTCACCGGCTGGTTCGGCTGGTGATAAGGTGGATGTTCCTTTGCTTCATTATTTGTCCAGGATGCATTTATTCTGGCGTGGTTCTCTACGCTTTAAGATTATGGTGGTGGGCACCACGTTTCATAAGGGCCTCTTGTTTTTTGGGGTACACTATGGCGACCATATGTCTGCTATAGAGGGCTCCAACACTGGATGTTATGGTTCTTATTTGTCGCTAGATCAGGGTAAGAATGAGTTTATTGTTGATGTTCCCTATATATCGAGTACCCCGGCTAGAGGTTCTGGGGTTAAGGATATGGATAATGCAATAGGTATGTGGAGCTTGTCAGTTATAAATCCTTTGGTTACTACTGGAACAGTGGTGGATAAGGTTGAGATTAATGTGCTGATATCTGGAGGGGATGATTTCCAATTTCATTATATGCGTGGGATCCCTTCGACTGATATGATATACGGTCCGGGTGCCGATGTCTTTATTACTAAAGACCAACAGATTGATCGTAATGCTTTCAAACCACTAGATGACTTAGAAGATGTTTATGATAAATTTGCTAATCCTAAGGTTGAAGAGGGGCTTAATCAGTCTGCATTGAAGTTTATTAGTGAGTCCTCCTTGGGTGATGGAATGTCCAATGCCCAGGTGCAGGATGCTTTGGTGGAACCATCCCACGAAGGACAACCTAAGTTGGTAGAGACTATGGTTATCCGTAAGGACGGAGGGGCGACCGATGAACAGTTGCAAAAAGAGACGATTACTTCACTTGATAAACCATCTGTGTTTCATTCTAACTTTGGCGAAAGCGTGCGTAGCTTGGCTGAGGTCTCACGGCGCTCATACTGGATTGGGCGCATGTTTGCTGGCTCTCCAGACCGTGCTATAGATTTGTTGTATTTATCTCATGTATTGTCGGGTCAGATGGTTGCTGGTGATAATTTCCTAGACTTTACTCCCATAACATACTTTTCGAGGCTGTTCGGGGCTTCGCGTGGTTCTATTCGCTTTAGATTTCAATTGGCTGCTTATGTCAATGTGAAGGGTAATGTGGAGTCACAAGGACCCAGCGCTATGATCTGGTTTGATCCTACCACTAATCCGCCACTTTCCCCTACCTCATCCCCATTTAATGGAGATATTACTGCCAATGTTGCAGCGAGGGTTTATGGGAAGTATGGGCGTGCCAATGCTCAACCTTTGGCAGTTTTAAATGCTGTCCAGAATGTCGTTAGTGTGGAGATCCCCTATTTGTCCCCTGAATATATGTATACTAACCCTTTATTTTCGTCGCCTATCGACGCTCAGAGTTTACATTATGATAGTGGGTCACTTACCGCTCAACCTCGTGGTTGCTTGGTTTTGCAGAGTTTATCAGATGCGGCTAGGGTTGTAGTTGATGTATTTGTAGAGTTTGCTAATGACTTCCGTTTTGGCTTTTTCCGTGGTGCAACTCTTTCATATGCTAGCCCTGGGGTGTTTGGATCCAATTATAGTTTTGGAGTGGTTAAGAAGGGAGATTCGGTTCCTAATTTAGGTTCCATTGTGGGTGCAGGCCTGGTCAATTTTATTGGACCTAGGGCCTGAACCTTATATATATAGGGCATTTGTTTATTCTATGTCTTATGTTTAAATTTTATTTTGGCGGTTAATAACGCTGCCTATCTTTTGTTAAGCTTGTGTGAGATGCTTTCGCCTTGTTTAACGTTTGTAATTTGTTATTAAATTTTAAGTTCTCTGGTCAATTTTATTGGACCTAG